AATTTAAGTTTACATGTTTGGCTGATAGTATCGCAGAAACTCTATGTAAAGAAGGTTGAAAAAAAGAACCAATCTTTCCCTCTTTTTCAACATTATGCTGTAAAATAAAATCTTGAGGAACTTTTAATAAATAACCAGAAGTCAAAGTATCTAAAAAAGGCATACATCCTTTTATAGTTGGTTTTTGTATATTATGTTCTAATTTTTTAAACCATTCTGGGATATTTAGTTTAATTGGAACAGGCTCGTCTATTTTGTCATATACATAATCTTCGTGAGCACTAAATTCTATTTTTTTAGAAAACATTACTGTTTAATAACAGCCTTTATTCTAAATGTAAAGTAATACTTAAGTTTTAAGCAGGAAGTTCTAGTAAATTAAAATAAGTTTCAGAATTATCTGCAAAGTATTTTTCTAAAGAACCCGCTAAAGGATATGTTACTGAATCAACGTTAAAGTTTTCTAATTTAGTTTTGTAGGCCTCTACAGTAGAACGATTTGGATGTGATTTACTTCGTGTGAATAACCACGAATTTATTGTATTTATTCTAGTTTGAATATGTGCACTCATACCCGCTGCATTTCCAATTTCAGCTTCTGGATAATCATCAAAACTAACTGAATTGTCAGCATTAAGATATGCTCGTTTAATATTCTTTTTAACTAATTGAAAATCAGCATCACTAACAGTAACCGTAGTAGCCCCTGTATTAAGAACCTTTAATTCTTGTAATTTAGAATCGTTCTCTGCTATAGCACTAGTATATTTTTTATTGCTTTCGTCTGTCTTAGAAAAAATAAAATAAGCCATAATTTTATGTTCCTGTATTTTCGTATATAATTATTACTCCACCACTTGCACCAGTATGGCCATAATTAGCAAAACCTTCCATATAAGGGAAAGCTCTTACTGAAGCACCTCTACCCCAACCAGGTTGTCTAATGGTACTTCCAGTAGGACTAGATATAATCCCTACATTAGCCGCAGGGTGGAATTCTTGAGGCCAACAATAAGTACATGAACTTGAACTTCCCGAACCTCCATAGGCTCCACCACCATTAGCGTATCCTATACCTCCACATATGAATGTTTGACATCCATCGTAATAAGTGCTGCCTGCATCTCCTACACAATAAGTAGTAGAGAAAGGTTGAGTAATAGGTACGTTAAAGTAAGCTGTTCCTCCTTGGCCTCCTCCCGTATAGGTGGACCCGCCACCTCCACCGCCTGAAATATATACACTTATTCTATTTGCGGATGGATTAGCAGTATATGTCCCTGATCCACTAGAAGCGAACAATACAGGTATGCCCATACCTGCTCCACCAGATCCAGAAGACGCAGCGGTAATTCTACCATCAGCATCTACTGTAATTGATGCTGTAGTATATGAACCAGCAGTAACACCAGTTGAAATTAATTGATCAGCACCAACTGAGTTAGAAGCTAACTTAGCTTGTGTAATAGTTGAGTTTGCAATTTTGTCTGCAGTAACTTGTAATGCAGAAATTTTTGCAGTTGTAATTGCATTGTCTGCAATTTTAGCAGTTGTTACGTTTGCATTTGAAATTTTTGCAGTAGTAACTGCATTGTCTGCAATTTGAGCAGTACCAATTGTTCCACCTAAAGTATCTAGTGCGATTTCTTTTAAGTCTGTTCCATCAGAGTAAGCCGCTACAATTTTAGCTTCGCCTGCTGTAAATCCTGTACCACTTGCAGTTTTAATTGTTAAGTTTGTAACTCCTGTAACTGCAGTTAAATCAAAAATATAAAATTTTTCTATTCCATCTGGAATTGTAACTGTTGTAGCACCTGTTAAAGTAATTGTCGCAATCTTGATTACCATATTTCTTGCATTTGATAATGCAGCTTGAGACATTACTAAAGCAGTTGTAGTTGAGTCTGTAATAGTTACAGCTTCATAACCTGAATTAAATTTAAATTTGAATTTGTTTTATCACCCCACGTACCAGCGTTTTCGCCAGTGACCATGAGTTCTAGTTTAAGATCTGTAGAATACGATGATGCCATAAGTTTCCTATATTAACATTTTTAAGCTGCCAAATCAACTTCAGTCCAAACATTGTTTACACCTAAATCAATCTCTGCCCATGCCGTAATATTAAGTGTTCCAATACTACTTGTCAAGGATATGCCAGAAACAGAGACATTAGCCCCTGCTTTAACAGTTACAGAACCTACTGCGGAAGATAAATTAAATCCACTTAGACCTATTATTTGACCAGGTATTTCTTCAACTGTTCCAATACTTGAAGATAAGACACTTCCTGTCACAGGCTCATTAGTAGATTGTTCTAAAGAAATAGAACCTAAACTTGCAGACATTCCAAACATTGTCACATCCGCTGTCTGTTTAGTTCCTCCAACAGTATTTCCTTGAGCTAAAGTTCCAGATACACCTGTTAGGGTTAAGTTACCTGTTCCAGTTTCTTGAGTTGTACCTGTTTCACTAACTAAAGTATGTTCACTTACAAATACAAATATGTCTGCATCAATTTGTATAGATTCTTGACCTTGTGTTAATGTTAGTAACTGTTGACTTGCCGCATCTGTTACAACATCGGTAAAGGCTGTTACAGTTCCAATTCCAGAAGTTAATTGTTGACCATCGGCTAAAGCAGAATATGTATCACCCCAAGCTCTATTACCCCATTTACCACGTCCCCAACCTGTCTCAATTTTAGCATCTACAGTTACTGAGCCTGCAGTTGTAGAAGAAGAAGATCCTGTTGTAGAAGTATTAGCATCAGCTGACACACCAGCAGTACCTGTCACAGTAGATGCATTAACTCCTGTTAATGGTACCTCTACGTCTAATCGTAAAACAGCTGTACCAATTGAAAATGAAGCATTTATTCCAGTTGGTTGTGCGCTTGCTCCTGCTTGAGTTGTTACTGATCCAGTTGCAGAAGTTAATTGCTGACCAGCAACTAAAATATCTCCTCCAATACCCCAAGCATTTTCACCCCATTCTAATCTACCCCATCCTAAATTAATTTCAGATGTTATCGATATTGAACCTAGACTTGATGATAAAGAAAAACCTGATTGTTCTACTTGTTGATTTTCGTAGGCAACACCATAAGAAAGTTTGCCCCAATAGTCTCTACCCCAACCTTCGTTATTGTAAGCAGTGACTTGTCCTGCAACAGCTGCAGTTGCAGATTGTTGAGACCATGTTTGATAGCCCCAAGGATTTCCACCCCATACCGAAAGGCCTGGTGAACTAACTTCTACTGTAATGTCAGCCACCTGGCCCTCCTTTTGTTAAATTAAGATATTCTCAATATAGCTGCACTCGTTGTGTAAGCTGGGAATTGAATTGTAAATGTTCCAGCAGTTGCAGTTTTATCAGAACCAAAATCTAATACACAAACACCTGTGTTTGAGTTAGATGTATTGTAAATTAATGCACCTCTTGCAGTTAATGTTACGTTAGTAAATGATAAATCAGAAAAATCTGTAATTGCAACACTTGATGCAACTGAAGTACCAGTGTTAACTAGTGCTTTACCACCTGCAGAATAGCCTGCTGGTGAAGTTACTTCAAATCCTGTTGTATATGAAGTTGTAGATTTTCCTAATGTTGCAGATGATGTATACATCGCTAATTTAAACTTACTGCCTGTAGGTGCAGTAGAAAAATTATGTTTTGCTTCTAGTAATTCTTTTTTAAAAGAGTTACAGATTGCGTTTGTTGTTATTGCCATTTTTTATCTCCTTATAAAATTGTTATGGTGACGGTGATTCAATCCTAATTCTAGGAACACCACTGTCATATTCTCCTCTACGTCTTCTGCCCATTTGTTCCATAGCAAAAGATTGCATAGTCTCATCATACCGACCTTTATACAAAGTGTAAAGATCTGCAGGTCCTTTTAAGAAACCATACGCTTCTACTAGTACCCCATATAAAAGTAAATTTTCCTGATTAGTTGACAAATAAGTATTATTTGTAGAACTAAAATGAGGAGGATCTTTTATATAGTTTACTTGAACTGTGTAAGCAGAATCTGGTGTGGGAGCTACAATAATATTCTCTTCATTCCAATTTGCCCAGAACTTAGGTTCACCTGTAGAACCAGAACTATTGTACTCTGATATAAAACTTGTGTCTCTTTTCTCTAAAAATGTTCTTGTAGAACCATTAATGCTTTCAATCGATCTGATAACCATACAATCATTAGGCATACTTACAGCTCTGTTTCCTGAAGTAAAAGATGAAGTAGCATATTTTCTAATATCATCGTAATCTACTTTATCTGCAATATCTAATTCTGTGTTTCTAATAAACTGATCTAAAATAGTATCAGATAAAACATTGCTATCTACCTCTGTGTAGTTTCTTACTTGTGTTAAAAAATTTGAATATGTTATAGCCATTATGAGATTACCACCTGTACTGTTCCTATTAAAGTTATTGCCTCTCTTCTTGTGTTTTGAAGTGCTCCATCATCAGGTTGCATTCCAGAAGATTCAAAAGCAAATACACCAGGAAGAGTTAAATCTATTGTTGTAAATATAGCTCCTCCAGAATTAAATGTAAAATCTTGTGCCCTAGAATTTTGTAAAGCTATAGCGTCAGCTACAACTCTTTTTCTTCTTATTTGAGGATGTTTAGGCTCATATTCAGAAATATGCACTAATGCACCTGTCCATTCTCTCACCATTTCTTGATAAGGAAATGCTTGTCCTGATCTATCAGATATTGATAATGATCTTTTACCTTTTGCGTATGCCATTATACTCCATCTCCATAATAAGTTTGTGGTGAAATATATAAAGATGTTCTTGATCCATCTTCATCTAAAGCTCTTTTCATTTCATCTTCGTAAGCTAATTTTAACATTTGAGTTCTGTCTGCTGCTTTGAAAAATGATAAATAATACGAAAGACCCGCCACCATACAAGGTAAAAATCTATAAGGTGCGTCTGGTGTGTTTGTATAAGCACCTGCATCTTCAATTCTAGCAATATAATAATATTTTAAATAAGTGTAAGTAACTGCATCAGGTGCTTGATATAAATAAATTTGAGGATTGATTTGTCTATCTACATAATATTGAGATGGTTGACCTGTAGAACCTTTATTAGGTAATGCAGCATAAGCTGATCTATCAATCTTAGTTAAGGATACATCTGTTATTGTTGTACTATTACCTGCTCCAGTAGAAATATAAGCTTCTAAAACATCATTGCAATTAGAAGGTGTTGCGTAAGATATTGTTCCAGCTGTTAATGCTTGTTCTTTGTTTTCAACTTTCCAAAGATTAAGTCCTCTATTACTCCATTCAGAAAGAAGTATATTTAAATTTCTTCGAGCTCTTTTTAAATCATAACCAGAGTTAGTTGTTAATCCACATCTTTCATATGCTTCATCAATAACTTCGTCTATGTTTAAATTAAATGTACTTGTTCCTGAACTAGCCATTAAATAATATCCTTATAATAATCCATCATACCTTTAGTAGCAGTATGATGTTCGTGTCTCATTGAAAATTCTTTTTTAGTTTCAGTTGGTTGTTTAACTGCGGTTCCTGTATAAGCTTTAACCATCTTACCATATTTCATTTTTTTTGTTTTGGGAACGCAATTAGGTACTTTACGACCATTCTTCGTCTTCATACCAACCATTTCGTATCCTTCCCAACAAGGTCCTTTTTTAGCCATTGTTTTTCTCTTCTTTACAAGCACATTGCTTTATTTTAAAAATTTTACAAATTAAACTTTTAATCCAGTTTTTCATAATCTATAGCGGCCGCTTTGAGAGATATGTTCTCCTTTTTGCGGTTGTACAACTTCTTTGATTGTACCACTTTAGGCTTAAACTTTCTAGACTTTAGGTTTTTTGCTATGGGATTACTTCTTTTTCTTGTGCGCACTGTTTTTCATTAATCTACCATTAGGCATATAATGATAACCTTTAGGTACTTTTTTCTTTCTAGCACCTCTTAATTGTCCTTCTACCTGCTTAGTCATTTGTGATCTTCCGATTGTCATTTTTACCCCACCAAAATATTAAAGTTTTTCTATCGTTATTATACACTTGTTTTACACCATGTAAAACTGTATGTCCATTAAAAAAAGTTAAAGAACCTTGTTTTGGTTTTATTATATTTTCTGGAGTATAAAATTCTCCTCCATCAAAATTATCATTTAAATACAAAGAACTAGTATAAGGAGATTTAGGACGTTCATTACGATGAATATGCAAATTACTGTAAGTCCCCATATTCCAATTTTGTCCTTGAGCTTGAATTATTTTTAAATCTAAATTTAATTTATCTTTTAAGAATAATTGTGTTTTTTTAACTATTGGATCATTAGTTATATCAACGGTTCTTTCTTTCCATTCAAATGTTCCATAAGGTACGTCAGGGACAATATTTAAATATTTAAGACATTCTTCTTTAGAAAGAAAACTCTCAAATATATTTATTTTATATTTATGTCCCAATTCCATAATTTATATTTCCCCATTAATTGTGATATAATTTAAATTTAAAACAAGTCTACTGTGTACATCATCTTGATAAATTACTCTATGTTTAATAAGGCTTTTAAATTTTATTAACCTGTTTTCTACACTATCGACATTTATAATTTTTTCTCCTAATTGTAGTTGAGTTTTTGAATTACAATTAGTAAAGAAGAGTATTGAAGTTGTACCTAATGGAGAATCATGGTCTATGTGCCAATCAGAAGATATACAATCTTTATCTCTAAAAGTAAGATTTGCTCTTACTTGTAAAACCGAAAAAGCATTTAGTTTTTGTAGAATAGGTACTACGTGTGTATAAAATAAAGGATTATTTGGCTTTGATTTATTATAGTAACAAGAACTAAAAAACCCATTTTTATTTTTTGAATTAATAGTATCTTCTTTTTTTAAATACCAAGGAGTACGTTCATCAAGAAGATAATTTTTGATTTCTTGAAACAATTTTAAATCAACAAAATTGTCTATAATTTCATATTGTTTTAATTCCATTGCTTATATTGAGTCTTGTTATCATCATCTCTATAAGCTATCAAGGATTGTTTTTTGTTTAAATCTGTTGAATACGAACAATGAACCCACCCTGATGACGGTTCTCCTTCTTTGTAGAACTCAAGGATAAGCTGATTCCAAATAAGGTTATCTCTTATCCATTGTGCTAATACTTTATTATCTATTCCTGGAATCTCAAAGTCAGCTGCTGCTGATTTATTGTCTGCGCAATGTTCGCTAGTAATTTTTGATCCTATTTCTATGCACAACTGAGCACAACGAAATCCCGAACTTATGATCAGAGGTTTGTCGAAATGACTACGGATCGGTTGTAAAATATTCACGGCCAATGCTTTTAAATTTTCTATTTGCATTGGTGATGGATTATTATTGAT